GATAAAATGTATAAAAGTGTGTATGTAAAAACGCTTGGATGTTTTGCAAGGGGAATCGATTGCAATGAATTTATTTTCACTGACGTTGAAATCGAAGATACTTCAAATTATCTGACCTTATACAGCAAAGACGGGACATTGGCTTTTAAATGTAGAATTGATGATATTGATCGCTTTGCTAAAATGGAAAACTGACATAACGTAAAAAACAAAGAATGCGGGGTATTGATACGCATAGAAGGAGGAGCTATGAAATATCGCAAGAAACCGGTGGTTGTTGAAGCGTTTAAGTGGACTGGAGGACCAGACCAGGAAAGTGATCCGGAGTGGATCGTGGAAGCAATACGGGGCGGAGTCGTACATTTTGAGAACATCGGGACGCCAGATGTAAAATGCCTGATCG